CTGGCAAGCTGCAGCCTATTCGGGAACATATGGAACGAACGGATTCCATCTGCTGGACTTTGCTAATGAGTCAACAATCGGCCACGACTCAAGTGGTAACGAAAACGATTTTACGGCTAACAATCTTCAGCCCTCGGATGGAGCCATATCGTCTCCTACTCGCTTTAGCTGGGGGACTGCAGATACCGGTTGGTCCTTAAGCGATTCAAATTACACTGCTACTTACACAACTACTGCGTATGCCCAGGTTTATAGCGGAGCACTAGGTAGCAGCACAACTTATCATTTTTTCCTTAGCGAAAAACCTGCTGACAACAACGGCGGCTGGTTCTTTTCTGATTCAACAAGTGTCAGCAATACTCACCCGGACGAATTAAGCGGCAACACTTTAGGATTAAGAACAGGGGAGAGTGGAATTGGCGCTTACGGCACCTTTGCCACCGCTAACGGCAATACTGGTCAAAACGCAATTACTGGTTTTTCGGACATCACAACCTCTAGCGGTTCATTCCATTACTCTGAGTGGGTCATCAATATGACTGCTCGCAAAGTTTGGGTTAGATCTCTTGGCAGCTCATCGTGGATTAAAGGAGGTGATCCTACAAACAGTTCATCTACGCCTTCATTCTCTTTGCCCACTGGAACAATTTATTTTGGATATGTCGCATTTGCTAATAATCAACAGGTCAAGCTTGTAACTTCAGTTACGGGAGTTGGCGATGTTTTGTTTGACGTACCAACGAACGGCGATCAGTCAGACACTGGTGCGGGCGGAGAAGTCAGCGGAAACTACGCGACGATGAACCCACTGGCTGCTTTTTCTTCCCCGGTGGTGCTTTCAAATGGAAACTTAGATGTTTCCACTTCAGGTCTGTCCGAAGACTGGACGGGAGCAGTCGCCACGATTGCGCAAAAGTCAGGCAAATGGTACGCAGAGTTTAATATTACTGCCAAACATGCCAGCAATCATATTAACGTCGGGATTAACCCGTTAAACAGACAAAATACCTACCTTCAGGGCGACTCTACTTCAGGCCATTACTACACCTCTGACGGCAAATTTTGGAATGCTAATTCTTTAGGTGGCTCTTACGCTAGTTACGACGCTGGAGATGTTATTGGCGTTGCAGTTGATATGGATACCAACAATGATGTGAAGTTTTACAAGAACGGATCTTTACAGGGCACTGTTTCTTTGAATAGCAATATAACTACTCATGGTTTTCAATTTGCAGTAGCGCCCTATGCGCAGGGGGGAAGCACAGTTACGTCACTCAGCTGTAACTTTGGCCAACGTGCCTTTGCTCATAGCGCCCCAAGTGGTTACAAGGCGCTAAATACCGCGTCACTCCCGACCCCGACGATTGCCGATGGTTCGGAATACTTTGACACTGTTCTGTATACAGGTACAGGCGCAGCCAAGACAATCTCTGGCTTGAATCTGAGCCCAGATATGGCGTGGATCAAAGAGCGTAATGACACTAACTGGCACAGAATTATTGACGTAGTTAGAGGCCAAAAAGAATTATTCCCTAACGAACAAAACGCTGAGGCTTCTTTCAGTCAAGGTTTGAATTCTTTTAACTCTGACGGTTTTACTCTCGGCACTGGCTCGGACAGCAACGTCAACACCAATAACAATACTTACGTTGGGTGGCTGTGGGACGCCGGATCATCAACGGCTACCAATACTTCTGGCAGCATCACTTCTCAAGTCAGAGCAAATCCAACTGCTGGATTTTCTATCCTGACTTTTACAAATACAACAAGCAATAGCACCGTGGGGCATGGCTTAAATGCAAAGCCGGATATGATTATTTGGAAGAAAAGAAACGGCACTAGCCATTGGGGGGTTTATCATTCAAGTCTTGGCGCGACAAAAGTTATATATTTAAACCTAACTAACGCTGCTGCTACTGGTAGCGAGTTTTGGAATAATACAGAGCCAACTTCAAGCGTCATCACGACAAAAGGAGAGCCCGACTCTTTCGGTTCTGCTGGCGATACAGTGATGTATGTGTTTACAGCTGTCGCAGGCTATAGCTCGATGGGCTCATTTGAAACAAATGGATCTGCCGACAATGTTTTCGTACACACCGGTTTCAGACCCCGTTACATAATTTGGAAGCGTCATGACGGGACAAATAGCTGGGGAATTTTTGATACTGCTCGCAGTACAACTAATGTTGCCGGGCCTCAATTGCTGGCTAACACTAGCGATGCTGAATCTACTGGCACATATGTGGATATTCTTTCTAACGGATTCAAACTGCGAAACAGTGGGTTTGGTAGCGGGCAAAACTATATTTACTACGCCGTAGCCGAAAACCCGTTCCAAGCCAATGGCGGGCTTGCTCGTTAAACTCACACCATCGTTTTAATCCCATGGGCTACCAGCTCGCTGACGGAACAAAACTGCCACTGGATGTTGCCTGGACCGATCCAGATGGCATCCAGCGTCCTGCTAACTGGTTGCGGTTAAGCACTGAGCGTGACCGCGAGTTGCTTGGCATTACATGGGTTATTGACACAAATCAGGTCTGGGATCAGAAGTTCTATTGGGGTTACGACTCCGACAACAACTTGATTCCTAAGCAGCTCAATGATGAGCCTGCTGTTGACGCTCAAGGCAATGAGCTTGGCTATACACAGACCGGCCTGAAGACGCTGTGGAAGGCAAAACAGAACGAGATTGCTGCCAGCTTGCTTGCCCCGTCTGATTGGCGCGTTGTCAAAGAGCTGGAGGTCAACAGCAGCTTTAGTGCTGCCAAGACTGCTTATCCGACTGAGTGGCAGACCTATCGCGCTGCAGTGCGTACAGCCTGCAACACGCGCCAGGCTGAGATTGACGCTTGCTCTGATGTTGCAGCGTTAAAAGAGCTGTTGTTTGGATCGGCACAGATCCCGCAAACCGACGATGATGGCAACGTTGTTCTGGATGACGACGGCAACGCTGTCATGATCGACAACCCCAACATTGCTACCGCTTGGCCTGATCCTGTCGAATGACGTTTCTGGCTGGTGTCGCTACAGGCGTCCTGCTGGTGCTCGGCTGGGCGCTTCTTTCTATTGCTGCTGACTGATGCAACGACCTGATCCCATGATCCCGTGCAAGCCTGGTGCGGAGGACGTGGAAGCGATGAATAATCGTCAAGCGTGGATGAACGAGTTGTATATGTACGACGGTCGCGATAAGCGTGACCATCCAATGCACGGCTTGTTTACTGGTCTGGCACAGAAGTATCAGCAATTTGCGGGCTGATGGCGAAGTCACTTAATGGGGAAACTTTTATCCCCAGCAAGCCCAAGAAAACCAGACAGGGGAATGGATCACATTCAAAACCGTCCCATGGACGTAAGAAGTATCGTGGCCAAGGAAAACGTTAATTCTCTTTCCCATGCTCAAAATTCTTCTTGCGAGTGGTGTCGCCGCTTCAGCAGTTGCGCTGGCATCTCCTGCGCACGCAGCTCCCGTCTACTTCAACCCTGAAGCCAACGTTGGTGGAAACCTTGACACCGGTGTCGGTGGAATGGACGTAGACCTTCACGTCGGTATTGAAGGTGGTGGTGCGTATGCCCAGATCGGCCCCATGGTCAAAATTCCTGACACTGGTGAAGTGGATTACGGCGTCAGCGGCAAGGCTGGCTATGGCTTTGGCCCTGGCTACACCGAGCTGTCCTTCGTTTCTTATGACGATGACACCAGCATCAACCTGAAGGTTGGTGGCAAATTCCAACTCTGAGCTATAACAAGTTCAGGTTTCTCACACAGACCGGCAGAAAGCTCCCGTTCTTGCAGAGCGCGGGGGCTTTTTGTTTTATCAGGAGTTTTCCATGCAAAGGGTCTACAACCTTCTCGGCGTTCTCGGGTTTGTAATGTCGTCTGCGCTTGTTGGAGCGTCGATGATTGCGTTTGCTCGAATCCCCGGAATGATCGACGACATGGCCGCCGACATGATGGGCGACGTTACCGAAATGGTTCCAGGTGAGATTGATGCGGCGCTGCCTGAGCTGCCGACCACTACAGGTCCAGCTGTGCCGATCAAGCTGCCTTGACACAAGAAAACCCCGCTCCAGCTAGGACGGGGTTCTCAAGTGCCGACGCTCTAGCAGAACAGAGGCTGATCTAACAGCTTGGGAACTAGGTCTAGCGATAGCCACTCCTAAGAGCACCGTGTTTTGTTACCAGAGGCTGGCTAGTTCCTCGATCCCTTAGCCCGAAGGCTCCCTAGGCCCAAATGTCCTAGAGCACGGTATGCCTTTTATAGCACAGGAGAAATCAGGTCACCATCTTGGTGTTAGCGGTTGGATCGTCGTCATGAGCTTCAGGCCCGAAGCCTTCAGCCTTGATTTTTGCCATATCAAGTTCTGGCGCGGGAGTCTGAGGTTTTTGCTCAAACGAAGCAAGCCACTCGCGTAAGGCGTCACCAGTTGGTGTGCCCTTTGGCCATTTGACCCAACGCAAGATTGCTTTTGGATCGGTAAACGGTCTGGCAGTTTTGCCGCACAATACGGTGTAAACAACAGGCGGCCCTTCGCGTCTGCGGTTACGTTCAATCCAGAGCTGACCTGCTGTAAACCGTTCTGATTTCATGCCAGAGATTCCTGAGATCGGAGTAAATGCAATCAGCGTCCCAATGATCTCTGCGGGTCAGCCGATTCCACCACCTGTTTTACCAGCAGCACCACCAGTTACGGCTACGCGGTTTCCGATTATTGATATGCCTGGCTGCGTGCGGGCAAGAATTGCTAGAGGCAATGGAACGGAAACGTTTGAGGAAGACCCACGCGGCAACATAACGCTGTGCAATGGAGCGGTGCCTGTTTACGAAGCACCTGATTACAGGCCAAGAGATTTCACGTGGGTGCAGCCAAAGCAGCCAGAAATAAAGAGGCCGGATGTCTCACGTCCAGCCCCTGTCCCTCAACCCACGCTGCCGGGTGGCGCTCCCGACCCTCCAAGGTTGCCCAAACCTCCATCATGTCCACCTTTTGGTGCGAAAGAAATCGGATCGTTTAACAAACTCGGAACAAAGGTTCTTGCTGGCTATGAGCTGCAGGGAGACAAGTGCGTAAAACTTTGGGATCCAGTGCCTGTCGGGCAGGTGATCAACAACTATGTGCCTGATGCTGCGCCAACAGTATCGGTTGCGTTGACTGCTGCCTTTGCAACCACTGCAGCCATTTTTGCCAAACCCATCGCATCAGTGCTCCAAAAGCTGGTAAAGCCTTTGACGAAGAAGGTAGTGAAGAAGATCAATCAGAGGCTTGGCCGTAAGGCAAAACTGGAATCTTTACA